ATCCGTATTGAGAGAATAATGAACCCGATATTGTGGCTTTATTGAATCTATAATTGTAGAGGCTTGTATCAGTAGCAACATAATAAATTATTTCATTTGTTGTTCTGTTTGTAAATTTAAACAGAAAATACGGATTTACAAGAACACAACTTTCCGTAGCGGTGAATAGTAACGTATTGGTAATATCTTTATTTATTTGTAGCATAAAAAAAGGGTGAGGGAAATCCCCACCCCTCTTTAGGTTTTTGTTTTAAATATTATCCGGGTGTCTGTAAAACTAATCCCACCGCATTTGTTACCTCAAGTACTGGTTCTCTTTGCTCGCCTGTGAATGTAAGATTGTAACCATTCCTATCGCCACCTGCAAGCCCTGATGTTCCTTCTCCGGTAGTAAGCCATAAGCCGTTGTCCTTGCCGTACATTGTCCATCTGCCTGATAACTCCTTTGCTACAATGATAACCCTCGCCTTACCAAGCACAAGTATTATATTCCTTGTTGCAGCATCTCTTTTGTTGAGGGCCATTGTGAACTCATGGTTGAAGAAGAGTGATCCGTTTTGTGTATTACCTACAGGCGTGTCTTTTCCTTCCGCTGTGGCTTCGGGTATCTCAAATTTGTAAAACCTTTTTCCCGATGCTTTAGTTATTCCAGTAACTAATCCGCTTGCTTCGGCAACGGCAGTAACATCGTAGAAGTCGATAATGTAAACTTCTTTGTTACCGCCTACCGCATCACGGCAGTCAATTGCATAACCTGAGCTTATTGAACAATTAGGCATAATTAGATTGTTGATTTAAACTTCACTACTTCGGTTGTAAACGCTACGTTCACACCAAATTTAAAGGCTGCACGGAAACGACCTTCGTTGTTGTCTTCTGAATACCAAAGCTTGTAATTAGCTTCTTCACCTTCAGCATCAACCGCAATTGCAGCGTTAGATAATCTCATTGCATACATATCTCCTGTTCCGTTCAAGCCGTGTACAGCTTCTATACGGATGCCTGTTCCCGGTACGGTAAGCCCACCGTAGTTAGATTTGTCGTTGAAGTTGTAAGAGAAAAGATTAGCTGTTACACCTGCATCTACATACATGTCGTATGCAGCATACTCCATGAAGATAACAGTATCAGTTAATCCTTTCAAAGCCGCTGGGATAGCGTTCTTCACGGCACGAACGGCAGTAATGATGTTAGCTGATGTAAGCCCGCTAATTACGCCAATTCCTGTAAAAGCATTTACGTTTGCATCAACCGGTGAACCTGCATCAATCAATTTAATAAGTCCGTCGAACTTGTTAAGGTTCATATTTCCTGATGCTGTATCACCCTGCCATAATGCTGTTTCCAGTTGGTTTGCAATACGCTCGTTCTTACGATTAGTCCATGCTGCTTCCCATGCTGCTGGCTCAAATGATTCATAGGTAGAACCTGCCCTCATTGCTTCCTGAATGAAGGAAGTTTCCAATGTCTTGTAACAAAGGGCTTCTTCCACTTTGATTTTACCAACGGTAACGGTACGCTGCGAATAGGTAGTTGTGCCTGATGGATTCCATCCACAAGCATCTGTTTGAAAAGGCGCATCGGTATCCATAAGAGGAATTGCTTCCGCACTCTTTACCTTTGTTAAAACGATACCGCTCTTAGCGATAAGTTCCTGTGTCTTTGCACCGAAGATAGCCGCTGTCAATAACGGTTCTACCGATTGCCGTGTGTACGATCCAATGCCTGATAATGTAAATGCCATAGTTAGTTTATTTTAGGAAAACAAGATTTTAGAAATGTTTTTTATTGTTTCGGATGGTTGTTTAACATCCGCTTTAAAATGATTCTTTTTTTCTACAGTCGGATCCGGTACTGCTGTTGGTTGTGCTGATAATGCTTCAACCACTTCGATAACACCACTTAATACTTTGTTCGATGTTTCTTTGTGTGCTTTCATTTCAACCTGAACACCTTCGATGCTTGTGCGATATGCTTCTACTGCATCCGCTTGCGCCGCTTTGGCAAGTTCATAGCCCATGCAATTCTGCATCAAGGCTTTGTTCATTGTTTCCAAAGCCGCTATTCTGTCTTCAATAGTTGCAGCAAACTGCATCTTAGAAAACTCTTCCATCTGTTGGATGCTCATTGGTGCAGGTGCTACCGGTGCTACCGGCTTCACTTCTGAAATTATTCCACCCTCTGCAACTACTAATACTGTTCCGTCCTGTAAAGTATGCTCTCCTGCCGGTGCTGCAACTTCCGCACCGCTAACGTCCTTAATCTTCACTACTCCACCTGCTTCGAGTTTGTCAATGCTTACCATCGTAACGCCATCGTTTAACGTGTAATCGGTACTCATTGTAACTGGTGCTACTGGTGCAGCAGCAGGAACTACAGGAGCAACTGGAGCGGTTACTGGAGCGGCAGCAACAGGGTTTACAAGTGTGTTAAAGAACTCTTTAACCTGCTTTAATATTTCGCTTGCATTTCTTTCCATACTTATCAATTATACATTTATAATTTAATTGTAACTTTTTAGCTCAATAACTTTTTCAAACTGTTCAGAATTTCCTCATCAGTTTTTTTCGGAACATCGTAAATGAACAAACCTTCCACGCTGAAACCTTTAAACTTTCCTTCCTTAACATCTTGCCAAACCTGCTCATTCTCAATGTACATTGAACCGAACCAACTGCCATCAGGCGCATCCTCATAACCTACCATCGGCTTTATGCCTCGCTTTGTATCGCTAATAAAACTTTCAAATAAAACTATCCCTGCAAGTGGAGTTTCGTGCATCTCATTTACATTCGATTGGTATTTTTTCTTTGCATACTTGATAGCTATTGTCTTTATCGTGTCCGCATCGAATACAATGTAATGGCTTCCAAACTCATCATTTTCTCTGTAGATAGGCTTGTCCGCTATCATCAGCGGCCCGGAGATTATCCTCTGCTCCTCGTTTTCAATTTTGTATTTCTGTTTGTGTAGATTGAAGAACTGAAAGTCCTCTTGTATTGCCGGTAAGTCAACGAGCGCAACGGCTGTAACCTCGCTCGCCCCCTCAATGTTGGGGTTAATCTTTAGTTTATAGACAGGAAAATCCATAAACTAATTATACTTTAAAATCCAAAATGTAACTTAATTTATACGTGCGGCCCTGTTTAAACGCCTGATTCTTTCCTGATTACCGCTTACGTCTGTTTCCAATACATAAGCCCTTGCAGCCACGTTCCCGATGGCGTTAATGGATTGTTGGTTTAGGTTTGTTGTTGTGGCTTGTGGGGAGAAATTGCCAAGCGAAGGAGCAGCGATTGAACCACCGCCACCGCTGCCCGGTACTCTTACGGCAACAATACTTTTAACTGTTCTCAATCCGCTTGCAATAACTGCCGCCATTGTTGCTATCCCTGCTAATGCTTGAACTGGATTAGTCGCTGTCTTAATAGCTTTCAAGGCCTCTGTACCTGCTAAGAAAGTATTGATAGTCGCTGATGCAATGGCTAATGCTTTCCCTGCTGCCGTTTGTTTTCCAACAACGTCTGCAAGTTTATTTGTTGAATCTGCAATAGATTGAAGGTTGGCAATTCTTTGCGCTGCTGCATCTTGTTCAGCCTTTAATAATTCCGCATCGGATTTTAATTTTAAGTTAGCATAGAACTGCTCCCAGTATATTTTATTTTCTGCTGATTTTCTTGCAGCTTCTTCTTCTTGCTCTGCTATTGCATCGAATTGCTTTTGTGCATTTTCTAAAGCTAAATCATCTGCTTCGTTTGATTGTTTTGTTAATTCTAATCTTGTGGCTAAAGTAGCCTCGTATCTCTTTTGATCTTCTTCATCTTTCTTTTTTTGCTCTTCATCTTTTTTCTTTTGCCTTGCCTTACGTTCTTCTTCTTCCTGTTTTGCAGCATCCTGTCTAATCTTCTTTAGCTTTAACTGATTATCTAATTCAGCTAACTGACCTTCTTCATTTATCTTCTTTGCTTGCGCTACAGCCTCATCGCCTCTGTCTTCATCTAATGAATAAGCCTGCCTAATAAAATTATTTTGCGCCTCAAGTTTCTTTCTCCTGTATTCCTGTTCAATTTGGAATATCTCTTCTTCACTTGCTCCTGCAAGTTTCGCCCTCGCTATTGCAAACTTCTCTTCCCTGTCTAATCTTGTGTTGATTCTTTTTAACTCATCCTCCGCATTTTTTAAAGTTAGGTCGTTAAACTTCTTTTGTGATTCCGCTGCCTTATCAGCAGCACTTGTAAACTCTTGAAACGCCTGCACAGCCTCCCCGATAAGTACAACAAGTAAACCAATTCCTGTAGCCGCTATCGCTCCCTTTAGAACTTTAAATGATGTTGATGTTGTTTCTACTCCTTGCCCAAACAACTTCATCACAATAGCTGCCGCCTTAGTCGCTAATTCATTTGCCCTGATAAATACGGTGCTGTTTTTTATCTGCGCTCCCAAAGCAATAAAAGCATCTTTAGCAGCAAGTATTCCGTTAAGGCCTTGACTTAAAGCCATCACGGAATTTAACTTTACTAACGTTTCTTCAAGTTCTTTGCTCTCCGTTCCAAACAAAGCCTGTGCGCCCTGCAAAGCCTGAAAGCCACTTACTGCCCCAGTTACAGCACCTGCAAGAGCATTGAACTTCGCATCGGGGTTAAAGGCTTCACTCAACTGCTTAGCATCGCCAATAGCATCTTTTAAATTTGCTACTTTCTTCGCTGCTGCTATCGCCTCCTTTGATGTTGCACCAAACTTTTCATTCAGCGTTAATAGTTCCTGATTGGCATCCCTTAGTTGTTTCTTAAACGAACCGACGGAAGATTCCGCTGCCTTACTGTTTACTTCAAATTCTAATGCTACTGTTGTCTTTGCCATGTTATAATCCTTTAGTTCGTTGCCATCTCATGTTTGTTCCTGCGAATATGGTTGCCGTGTTACTCGTTACTGTTGCAAATTGCAATTCTATTGTTCCTGCATTTACTCCGTTTGTTACTGTGAACACCATTCTGAAAGGAACTTCTACGCCTATACCTGTTGCAAATGTTGAGCCCAGTGTATTAATAGCAGTTATCAAACTGTTCGTCATTGCCGTACTCAATGTTGCAGTACCTTGTTGAGCATAACCTTTTATTGTGCAGCCCGATGGTGCTCCAATCGCTAATTTCATTCCACTTGTAGATGTTGCTTTTGAAGCCGTACCATCTACCATTACGAAATATCTTTGATTAGCAGCTATTTGGAATTTAAGATTTGTAGCAACCGCTGTAGTGCTTGATGTTGTTGCATCTAAAATAAGATAAGCTGAAGATGTATCTCTTTTCATCATTGCTGCCGTGTCTGCAATTGGCAGCTTTAAATTCAAGGCCGTGTATAAATCCGTTTGCGTGTCTAAATCGCCTGTAATGCTTCCCCATGTCGAACCGCCTCCTGAAGGAGTAGACCATTTAACACCGTTGCCAACATAGATAGAACTGCCAATCGTGGCAATACCTGTCTTGTAATTAGTAGTATCTGAAGGTGGCTTAAAATTACTATCAGCAATAAAGCCCGGTGCTTTTATAAACTTGCTCGAGTAAACTATCCTGCTGCCCGGCTGTGCATAAGCAAACCCAATACACATAAGTAAAGTAATAACGTACCTCATCAGTAATCTAAGTTTATAACTTTTAATAATTCGCATTTAGTTAGTTCATCGCCATTAGTATTGAAGTCAATAACCTTCATTAATCTAAACAAGGCCCCATCAATGTAAATCAGCCTTTTGAAATCTAAATCGTAAATGTCTTGAACAGTCAACTTAAATGAACCAGTCAACAACTTGCTGTCCTTGTCTGTTATCTCGGCTAAGTACGGTGAGTAATATGTATTGAATAGATTGTTGGTTAGGTTACCGCTTACTAACGTAAAGTATAATTGTTTCGGTGCGCCAAAGTTTATATCGCTTGCCGGTGCATCGGGGTCGTCTAAATGACCACCGTATCCGTAATAATCATAATTTGCAATAGCAGTAGTTCCATCCAAGATATTGTAACTGGTAACATCTGTAATTCTTTTAACCTGCAATAATCTAATGTTGTGATCCATTGCTTCTTCAAATGAATCATTGCCTGACTTTTTATAAACGGCAGGATAAACCTTATCCGTACCATCAGCACCGAACAATACACTTGATGAGAATATAACCTCTACCGTTTCCGTTTCCTTTGCAAATTCATAAGCAGTATCATAAATCCTATCGCCGTAACCTTCGTTGTATTTCTTTCTGTAATTCTCATTATAGAAGTCGTTATCCTGTTTAAATTTAAGATTATAGAACCTTGCATTTAGTTCACTCATCGGCTTTATCCTGTACGGCTCGCCCCTGTTTAATTTATCGCTCCAATCTAAGAAATTAGATGTTTGATAGAAGTCCGGGTAAGGCTCTATCATCAAATGCTTTTCTATGAATTTATCCTCGCTTACAATTAGATTGAACAACTTTAAAACGGAAGTAAATAAATCCTTTTGAAATATACCCTGTGGTAATGATGGGTTTATCTCTACCGTTTCGCCTAATGGCAAATCAACAAATCCCGGAGGGTCTTTTTGTGTTACTATCTCTGCGCTGTCAACACTTACAATACAAAGGAATGTAAAAGCAAATGAAGCAAATTTAACAGATAATGTATCGCCTGTGTTTAATGTCTTTGTTATTTCAAGTTCAATATCAAATGTGCCAGTAACAAGTGTTCTACTAACATCATCAATATAAACAGTAGCTGCTCCCGGTGCTGTGCTTGTAACTGTACCCCTTAGCTTTACTTTTGTTTTTGTTGTAATCGTTGGCGTTCCTGTGTATGTGAATACGCCTGCTGAATAAGTAAAATCATTTAATGTAGGGCTTCCGAATAAAACATTAACAGGCCCTAATGAGTTTATATTTTGTTGTGTTGTGGTTGCTCCATTTACATAATCTGTAACGTTGTTCTTAAATAGTCCTTTTTGATTGTTCCCAATAGCCAATCTTTTGAAAAATGCAGTATCGAAAAAAGATGATTCCCATGTGTACCCCGCATCTGTGATTATCCTATTAACGTAATCCCTTAGATAAAGAGCAGGTCTATAGGCTGAATACTGAAAATTAATTTTATCAATACTTACATTTCCGTAATCGGTAAGCGGATAAAAATATCCTTCGCCCTGATTAAGGGTATAGCTTATTATTGGAATCGTCTGCTCTAATGTAACCGCCTCAACCACTTTAAATCTTGTTGCACCTGTAGTAAGAAATTCAACGCTTAGAATTGTAAACGCTCCGTTGTTTGATGCTGTACTTGAAACAGTGAAAGTTTGTCCCGTTTTTAATTGCCTGAAATTAACGCCAAAGAAAATAATGTAATTAAAACCAGCTGAAACAATAAACAACGTTTCTTGTGGTATGTATTGAAATTCACCAAGCCAACTATCCGCTATATTTGAAACAGAATAAACATGATTATAATTTGAGAAATCAATATCCTGTAATCTTTTGTTACCAAGTTTATTAATGAAGCCTCCCAACTCGCCAATAATCGAAACTTCATACTCAATAAACTTCCCATCTATAATAATCTCAAGCAAACGGATAACTCCCTTAATAATCTGCAAACCATTTACTTCGTAAAAACACACAGCTGAAAGTGCAGAATTGAAGTTATACAGCACATTCGGTTGTGCATCTACCGTGAAGTTAGAATTGTTTATTTCGAATATATTCCCAAAGATGTTATTGTTGTTCGTTGTTCCGGGAATGATAATAGTTTTGCTGAATGCAGTAGACTTGCTATCAAGGTTTACAATATCATCAACGGCATAAGTGATCTGGTTAGACAGCCCTTCAGACAAGTCCAACTCATAACCTTCCATTATAAATCTACCTTGCATGGGCATACCTTGTTTGGTTTAATTCTATTTCAATTTCAAATACACGAAGTCTGTTGTTTATTATCGTGCTGAACTCATAGTTGCTTGTCTTTATAGTTACCGAGTAAAAGTACCCGTCTATTTCTGCATACACTTGTGGGGATAATAGAAGCTCATACAGCCATTCGTAATCCGCATCCGTTGGCGCATCCATTGTAAGATTGTAAGTAAAGCTGCCACGTTGTGCGTGGTTTATCTTACTCTCCACCGCTTTGTTGCCTGTATAATAATCTACACTTGACAGCCCAAACTTATAATCTCGTTTTGTAAATCCTTTTCGTTCTACTTCCATGTTCAATCTTCGTACCAAACCGAATCGTGCCGTATCAAATAACCCCCATGCGTTCATAAAATGCAGCGGAATAGCCTTGTATCCCCTGTCGCAAATAATATCCACCCTGAATATATTGTCTGCACCGTTTAAGTAAACTTCATAATACTTACAATTAGTTCCAATAAGTGCGCTGCCTGCATAGTTGTTGATGGCCGATGGACTTATATTCAGTTGATGATACTCTGATGCACTTGCTGAAATAGAACCTAAGTTGGTTGTAGTTACCGTGCCGTTGTAATTGTAAACATTGACAACAAGGCTAAGAGAAGAAACCCTGTTAAAGCCTACCATTAACTTTTCACCAATATAAGTTGAGCCTGAAATTTCAGGATAGTCTATGCTCGTTCTCAAAGGTCGGGAAGTTACCCATGTGTTATTGTAATCCGATATTCCCTTGATGCGTCTTTTGAAAATCGGTGGTCGCCAGTTAAATGCCCTTGTTGTTCCGCTGATTAAATTTAGAGAAGTAATACCGCTAATCTCTTCACCGTATCTTACATCATAATCTAAACCAACCTCACCGCTGATGTTAGGCTTTGCACATGAAACGGAATTATCGAATGTTACCCAGTCGTAAGTAATCGAGTTCTTTACAATAGAGGAAGCATTTAAGTAGCCTCTGTTTGTTGTCGGGTCGGGGAATTGCTTTACTCTTACTTTCTGAACGCCACCTATGAAAATATCAAACACGTATTTAAAACCCAATCCGCTTACATTATTGCTTGAAACTACGTGCCATAAATCATCCTGTATTGATGGTTTATCCGATGGCGTGTTGATTATCGTTATCATCTTTTTTTACCTAATTTAATACCGCTCAATGTTATCGTAACGTCCGTTCCGAATGAATCAAGTATCTCCTGCTCGAAGCCTTTAAAAGTTTCCTTAAATGCTTTGTCGAAGTACATCGTTGATTTTATACCTTGCCGCTTTATCATGTAGCCCAGCGTGTTTACTTGCGTCTGTTCCTCTGTCAATCTCTTGCCCTTCGCTTCGTTACCGATGCCAAATGCAACATCTTTCTTTCTATTCCTTACCCTGCCTTTGTTGTTCTTGATGTACTTCGCCAATGAAATCTTC